GTCCATCCACTTCGTGGTCTTCCAGTAGCCAGCAAAGTACAGCTGGTTTCTGAGCGAGACCGCGGAGATCGTCCCCTTCTTGTCAACCCGTGATTCAGGCAGCAATCGTCGGACTCGCACTGGGGTTACCCAGTGTCCGTCGTAATAATCGCCGCCGCAAGACTCCCTGAATTTACCATTCATGAAAGTCTTGTCCCGATTGACCTTTAGCCCGAAGGCTTCCAGTTCGGAAATCACGGCATGCACCAGGGCGGTAGGGACGATAATATCGTCCCCATAGACCCTCACGCGCGACGCGTAGGACAAAACGTCCCTACGCGTTAGCGGTTGTCCTAGCTCCCGTTCAATCCCGAGGAAAACGATGGTCAAAAACACCATCGCCTCCAGAGGAAAGGTGAGAGCCGACCCCATAGACGCGTACTTGGCCAACGGTATTTCACCGTGACCTGGCACTTCAGCCTTGGTCGACCTGACGCTCAGTACACCCTCTAACAATGAGGGATAATACCAGAACAGGTCTTCTACATGCTGAACAGAGACACGATCGGATGCATCGGAGAGGTCGACGGTAGCTACTTCACCGTCGACGGATCCACGACGCGCCATTACCCGGTTAGGGTTCTGGTCTTTGAAACCGATCATACCACAGACAAGATTACGTCGGTGTTTAACGACGTAGCCTTCCTGGAGGTATCGCGTGAGCTCCTGCGAGATGGCCTGCTGCATATACTGCATGCAGGTTGGCTCGACAGCAATCACACGTGGTGTCTTAAGCGTCTTAGGAACGAATACAACCCTAACAGGTTGTTCGTCCCGGGGTTCGAGATAGTCCGCACTTTGGGCGACCCGCCAATAACTGGCAGAAGGAAGAGCGTGATCCAAGAAAGGAAACACGCTCTCGAGTCGCTCGGTCCAGGTTACATTGGCCCACTTCTGGTTTCCCATCAGAAGATCCGCTGTAGCTCCAGGACCATGCTTTCCAGCAACATCACCAGTGTCGACCATATAGTCCACACGAGAAGCAACATCACCAAAAAGGAGTAGAGCCATGCGACGATAGGCCTTGCGGCCTTCGTCAGTTTGACACGTGGCATAACTCCTGACCTCTCGATCGACCTCGACGTACTGCCTTGCGGCAGCCTCGACCCTAGCATCACTGCAGGGTAGGTGGACTTTGGCGAACATCAGTGTTAACTGACGCACCGCCATGATACAGTCCACAGAAGGCTCGTCGAGGAGAACACCGCTAGCATCAAACACCTGACGCAGGTAACCCGATAGAAACACCGGGAGCCCGCTCTTCATCCGGAAACCGGAGAAAGAGTCGGCGTCAATGTGCCCTCGTTCCAACGCAGCGTCGAACGCCTTGCCGAAACTTGGTAAAGTGATCGTAAGGAACGAATCACCTTCGTGCTTGATGCGACTGCAGAGCTTTTTATAGTCTGCAGCAGCGCTAGTGCAGCAAATGTCGGCAAGCTCGCTTGCCAACACCTTCCAGAGAGCATTCAGGCCATTACCCATCTCCGCCCTTTCAGTGCGGTAGGTGGATCCCTAGCCTCATGTCCCCAGTACCCCTCGTTTTATAGAGGGGCGTGGTTCGCGTCTAGATCCTGTGATAGGGACCTAGATTTCTCCACCCAGCCATTGGGTGGCGCGAGCTCCAGTCGAAGCAGTCAGGTAGCCCGTGAGGGCATCCACCAACTGCTTGGCTTCTGCTACGGTGTACCCGTACGGTGGTGTCTCCATCACCATAAAGGCACGAGCGCCAAGGCGCACGTTCGTAGAAGCCTGCAGAGGATCTGCAGCGATCTTGGAGTGGTCAAGCTGGATCAGTCGTCGGGTCTTCAGCTTCTGAAGCTGGTGACTGAACGACAACCTCAACAGACCGTCATCCTTGGTAAACTCCCCGGAATGGGGAGCGAATGACGTCCGCGGCATAGAAGTAGCCACGGCGTTGAACGTAACCACTTGGGGGTCTGTGAAAGCCATGAGGCTTCTCTCTTTCAGGGAGAGATGATGGCTAGTCATCTCACGTGGTAAAACATGACCCACAGGTTGTGAGCCACCAGGATGATTGACCGCGACTAAAACGGAGCTCGTGAGAGCCCCAACGCCGCGGTCACGGCGAGCTGCTTCGGGGTTAAACCCGACCAGCTTACGCCAAAACCGTATGGTGACAACTTCGAGTACCGCCTACGACTGACAGTTTTCACCGTCTTCGTATGCAGACCGTATTTTGAAGTGGCGGCGTAGCCCCACTCCGAAACGCGGCCGTTCATGACGTACCCGTAATCAATCACCAAGCCATCTCGACCGAGGGCGCTGACGTTGTGCATAACATCGCCAACGTTGCCAAACTGGACGTGGGCTCATGACCAGGGAGCTAAGTTCCAGATAACTTCTGGAGTCAGCTGTAAACCGTATACCTTACGAGCCTCGAGAGCCCACCTAGAAATTCCTTTGGTGGCCTCTGTCACAGGCAAGTGG